TGAGGAGGATGTGATTGCCCCACCAACGAACGGACTGGCCGCCTCGGTTATTAGTACGGTACCGCCGTTGTCCCGTGCGACCAGGCCGGAGCCAGTGAGCCCCTCGGTGATAGCCGCCAGCAGTCCCGACATCGAGATATAGTTCGCTACCAGCGACACCGTATAGGTGGTGCCCTGCCATGTGATCATGAACGTACTGGAACTGGTCGAAAAATCGTAGGTGACGGGCGCGGCACTGGCCTGAATTTTTGCTGCACTGCCACCCTCGCCAGGCACCGCATCCTGACCCGGGGTATAGGACGCAATGACGAGGTCATAATCAACACTGTTGAAACTCAGCGTCACCGGCATACCCGCTACGGGAGCAAGTTCGGTAAGCAATGAGCTGGCAAAAACACTGTAACCAGAAGAGGTGGAGATCAGATAATTTGTCGGCGCCTTAATTTCAACTATGGCCCCCGTTATCCAGCTGTCCGGGAGAGAATTATCATCCTCGTCGTCATCGTCGCCATCATCCGTATCAAGACCTGTAAATGTTACAGATGCACCAGAAACAGTCATGCTGTCAGCAATAATATCGTCGGAATCAGGTGAGGTCTGGGCCATATCCAGCCCTGTTCCGCTTGATGTTCCGCCGACTTCTGTCGAGTTGAACCAGTTTTCACTTCGCGGATCAGAAGATACGTCCTCTCCTGGCTGGTACACCTTATCGCTGAAACCATCACCCAGCGAGGCTGCCGGGGTTTCTCCAATCCGTTTATCTCCTCCCGTAAACGAAAATCTCCCCTGCCCGACACAAAGAAACATTTCGACCGTCATTCGCGTTGGATCATCGGGGTCAAAACGGGTAACCGGCTGCACCAGATAATCAGGATAGATGCGGCATCGACCAAACACCTCACGTATCGGGTCACCTAGTTTTGCCGTGTTAGCTTTTGCTGGATTAAGCTCAAGTGAGCGACCACTCCCCGATGAATAACCACCGAGATCGACTTTCGGCCCGAAGAACAACGAGTAGGCTGCGCTGGCAGCTGAAATCGCAACAGAAACCCAGACAGCAATTTCCAGCCCCGTTCCGTAGGGAACAGGATAAATTCTGACATCACTGTCAGGGCTCAACTGGCAAAGCGGCCACTCATCGGGAGGAAGTGTGCGGCCATTTAATTCAACGGCAACTGGGTGCGATCTGTCCTGGCTGTACCCAGGAACATTTCTGACCATCCATTGATGCAGCGTAATATTGCCGTGCTCATGAGTTTCAAGCGGCTCTCCGGGGAGCCGGGAAGGGTAGATTCTTATCGTCATTGCCAGAACTCCACACGGTTAAACCGACGGACAAATCGCGGAAGAGGTAGAAAGGTGACATTGGTTCCCGGATTACATTCGGCAACCTGCAACTGGCCATCCAGCAAAACAACGATACCAACATGCGTCACGGTTGATCCTGAATAACAAGCAACCCCGGCCCCGATACAAGGCTCACAGCGTGTGAGGGATTTCATAAACTTCCTGGCCTCACGATCGAGCCCTCCCTCATCTTTCGTCACGCCGGAAAAATCCGGCCATAACGGGAGAAGGAGATCGCCGCGGATTTCATTGATAATGCCGAAACAGTCGAGCTCAGGATAAACGCGCCCGCCCTTCAGCCATTTGACCGAAAGGTATTTATCAGAATGGAACATGTGAATACCTCAGGAAGACATATAACGAAGACCGGGATGTTCAGCCAGGTTATAACGATTACGCGGCCAGGCCGTTTTAAGGATGTTCATATATCCGGCAGTTACCTGCACCGCAGTTGCCGTCCACGATCCGGATTTCACATCAAGGGTGTAAGGCGATGCCGCAGGTGCAGATAAATCAGAGGAGATATACCGCCGAAAAGTCAGTGTTGCCGATTTCATTTCGTCCAGAATTCTGTCAATCGCATCGGATACGACACCATCGATGTTACTGATGGAAAATTTCAGATCTTGCGTTCCGTCGGCATTCCTGGCAGGCAATGCTATATCGATAGCACACCCTTCAAACGTTACCTGCTGCCCGTCTTCTAACGAGACAGTAATATTGTCCCACCCGCGGGTAAGCCAGTAGTTCTGATCACCTGCCGTGATCTGCAGCGTGTCGTGAATGACTTCAGAGCCGCTGCTTGCATAAAGTTGCTCAAGAATTGTCATGCTCAGGCCACTCTCTGTTTAGCGCAATATCCAGTAACGACTGACCAGCCAGCCATTCCGGGTAATTCCCCCATCCTGTAGGCGGTAACGGACGCTCCCATAACTCCAGCGTTGCGCTGTACTGCCAGTATTTTGGCGCGACAAGTGTCGGACCTTCGTAAATATCAATGAACCTGGCTTTGTAGGGCTTTACCCCGATCGGAGTCTGGAGCCTCAGATAGAACCAAGACTGTCCGTCTTTCAGTGCGTCCCTGAAAAAGGCCTCAAACACCTGCGCCAGCGCATCAGTCTGAAAAATCCATTTAACCGAGGCCTGGGTGGGTGTTGAGGTGTATCGCCGCCTTTGCCTTGCTCGACCGGACGTCATTTCCGTTCGCAGTAAAGGTGAGATGGGCTTAAAACCGTACCCGTCCATAAGAGGCATGGGCAGGTACTCATCCGGATAGATAATATCCGCCATTAACTTTCCCTCCTGGCAGTCTATCTTGGTTTTTTGGGCTGTAGATTGGAGTAGATGGCGCGTCCGAATTTCTTCTGGGGGTTATTTACTTCAGCAGTGAGTGTGTTGATGATGCGTCGTTCCAGTGCAGCATTCCTTCGATCTACTGCCAGCATTGTTGCGTCGTCAGGTTGCCCGCTAAACGTGCTACGGGCATCAACACTGACCGCGATTCTTGGTTGCGCCTCAATCTGCCTTGCAGCATCCTGGACTGCCGGTGACTCACGTCCAACCGCACGAACCCCCAGCGAACCATCAGCGCCACGGGTAAGCGGCATGATGGCTTCCGGCCCGGCCTCGCCGAAAACACCCGCACCTTTCGCAAACGCAAAATATTGGGGAGTGCTGTAAACACCATTACTGTAGGCAGAAAGTGACGGAGAATCGTAAACGCCTCCGAGAGCGTTAAATGAAAAATTAGCTCCCGCGCTTTGAATAGCGGTACCACTACTTGCCGCACCGCTGGCACCGCCAAAAAGACTACCGAACAACCCACCCGCTCCGCCGCCAAATGACGCCATAATCGCTTTGGTGATCAACGCCTGTGTTGCCATCTGGATCAGCGTCTTAATCACCGTTTCACCCAGAGAGCTGAAGATATTCGACATACCATCTTTAAACGAAGCGGCGCCAGTCAGGACGTTTGTCAGGTTGTTGGAGATAGAGTTAGTGGTGGCATCCAGAAGCTCGCTGGTTGCAGTGGCAGCCATTGAACTCAGATCAGAAGCCTGATCGGCATAGTTCATCAGGGAATCGCTGATCCCCGTGCGCCAGTCTGACTGCTGTTCATCGGTCTTTTTGTAGTAGTCCTCCTGAATCGCTAACCGTTCAGCAAGCGCCGCCTGCAGCGCTTCCGTTTGCTGTTTGTACTGGTCTTCAGAAATTTGCTTCTTGTTAAAGTCACGCTGAAGCTCATCCTGCTGCTTACGGAAGTCAGTGCGAATATCCGCCATTTCCTTCATGCGGTCGCGGGCTTTATCTCCCATCCCGGCGCCAAGAAAATCTATATTCCCCCGGTCACGCGCAGCGGCATTACTGTCAGCCAGCCCATCACGGAACGTTTGCAACTGTTCAGCAATGTTTTTCTGATCGATTAGTGCAGCATTTTGAAGGATTATTTCTTTTTTGGCTTGCTCAAGAGAGGCTAGCTCCCCCTGCGTCACCTGATATTTCATTTTAGCCAGTTCGGTATTCTGGCTTCCCAGGGCAATTTGTTCCTGCTGCTGTTTAATAAGGCGCTTGTAAACGTCTTCTGTCTTTTCAGCTGCTTTAACCTCTTCGCTTTTTGGCGCTTTCCGGGTGGGTTTATTGGATTCATCGTTTTGCCATTTCGCCAACCCCTGATTAATAAACAGATCGCGGTTAGTTTTAAACTGAGGTTCATCCTTAAGCCCCAATTCGTCAGCGGCATAACCTAACCGTGCTCTCTCCCTTGCTTCTCCTTTAAGCTTTGATAGTTCAAGGTCCTGACGGCTTTTTTCCAGAGCATTGGCTTGCTGTGATGTTAAATCAGCCTGAGGCATTCGCATTGGAACATTAACCAAGCCCTGCCGTTCCATTAAAAGCTGGTTTCCTAATCCAAGTAAACGGTTAACTTCGGAATACTTACCAGTCATCAATATTAGACTCTGGTATTCTGCATTTTGCCGCCATGCTCTTTCTTTTATAAGATCATTTCTTCTTCTTTCATTCTCCTCAAGTGCCTTTAATATATCACTGGATTTTTCTCGCATCTGACGAAGCGTGTCTTCTTCTACGACAACCTGCTCGGTCAAAATTGCAATAGCTTTTGTAATATTTAAATCATTTTCTTGAGTTATACCTGGTTTGCTTCTACTTTCATTTAAATCATTTATTTGCCCGTTAAGTTTTTTTACACTTTGTTCTTGGTCTTCGATTAGGCGTTTTTGCTCCTGCATCGCCTCAACCGTTAATCTTCGATTACTATCGACCTCAGGTAGGGTCATTGAGGAGGTTTTTTCTCTGATCTGATCTATTTGGCTGGCATATTCCTGAGCTGATTTTCTTGCTTGTTCCTGGCTTTGGTACATAGCGTACCATGCGCCCGCACCCAGCATAACTAACCCGGGTATACCACCAACCAGCCCAAGAGCCCCGCTCATCAACCGGGTGCCGACAGAGGTAACGCTGTTAAGATTATTTTGAGCAGAAACCCTACCTGAAATATTGCGACTAAGCGCCGCTTGCGCTGCAGCAAGTTTTCTTTCTGCAATAGCCTGTGCATCGGCATTTTTTGCAGCTACAAGCCCGGCCTGAGCCCGCTCCAGAGCTGTTCGTGCTCGTACTTTTTCTGTAGCTGTCCCGGTGGCGAGGGCAGTAGTCAATCGACCTTGCGCAGCAGTAACCTTGGCTTCTGCGGCCGCAACCCTCTCCTGTTGTGCCGCCTGAACATCTGCACTTTTAGCACTCTGAAGAGCTTGCTGGGCACGATAAACAGCGGCGCGGGAAGCGGCAACAGAAGATTGCGCTGCTTTTTCTTGAGCGACTGCAAGGGCTACCTCAGATTTTGCCGCTGAAATAAGTGCGCCAGTAGCACTGCTTGCGCTGGTAACAATCCCACCAAGATACCGGGCTAATCCGATCCCAACCAAACCACCAGCAGCAGTGGTAATTAGTGACATATTATCTGCTACGTCACTGAGGGCCCCGCTGACAGCGGAAGATGTAAGAGAATCCAGCGTACCTGCCAGCCCATCAAGACCGCCAGAAAGTGCATCTGTCGCGCCAGTTGCCTGGTTCACCCCACCAACCCATGCCATAAAAGAGTTAGTGACTTTTTGCATTGATCCAGAAACTGTTGGTGGCAACGAGGAAAACTCCCCCTGTAATACACCTAATTGACTGATCAAAGCTGGTACGACTTTATCAATGGTAAGTTGCCCCTGATCAGCCATTGCTTTAAGGTCTTTTCGAGCAACACCCATACCAGCAGCCAGGGCGCGGATGACACGATCACCAGATTCGTTAACCGCGTTAAACTCTTCACCACGCAAAACACCTTGAGCAAGGGCCTGACTGAACTGGGTAATAACAGAACCGGCTTCTTCTGTGCTTGCACCAGATAGTTTAAGTCCTGTTGATACCGCTTCGGTGATTTTGAGCACTTCATCTGAGCTGTAGCCAAATTCACGCATTGATGCTGCCGCGCGTGAAAATAAATTAGCGTTATCAGTAAAAGCAGTGCCCGTACTCTGGCTAATCGCCATTAATCGGGTCTGAGATAAAGTAAAATCATTCGTAGACACTGAGGCTTGTTTAAGACGCGCATTCACTGAGTTCCATTGATCAGCAATCTGAACCAGTTTTCCTGTAGCAAATGCTGCAGCCGCAGCCGTAGCTGCTCGACCAGCAGAAGCAAATCCATCGGTTAACTCGGAAAGAGCTTTTTGACTTTCTTTCGCAGCCGCAGCTGCCTGACGCCCACCATTTTGCATGGTTTTATAATAGTCTTGTCCCATGCGTGAAGCGCGGGCGATCTCAGTCTGAAATGATTGAGAGTTTGCTGAAACCTTAATGATAAGTTCACGCAGGGTTGCCATTTACTACCTCTTTAAAATAAAAAACCTGCCGAAGCAGGTTATTTTTTACAATCAAACAATCTAGTTTGCATTCTGGTCAATGAAATCCCTCAGAATTTTAGATTGATTGCATAACTCTTTATCTGTTGACATTCCTGAATCTTTAGATTTTTGACAGTAATAAAAGTAATCATCATTCTCTTTGGTGTATGATATAACTTTATAAAAAGCTTTCACGCACAGAGATGGATTTGAGTGCTGAGAACAAATGGTATTTGTTAGCTTTTGCAGTTCTTGTGGTTCAAGAATTTGCGTTGCACTAGCTGCTGATGTGATAAAAATAAAACCTAATAATAATTTTTTCACAAAATTCCCCTTTTCATTGGCGATAGGGAATCCTAAACCGTCGCGTATGTATTGTCACTGAGAAGCCGCGAGCAAAGCGGCTTCTAAGCCTGCAAAGGGATCGCTGCTGTCGCTTGCCTCGTCCTCTTCTGCGCTCCACTGAATCTGTGCGTCTTCAATAGTGATTTTACCGCCCTGCGCTCCGTAAACCGCAGATACCAGCTGAGCATTGAGGATATCGCCGCGAATATCGCCGATTGGGCTGATACGGTCGTACTCAGCCCACATCCTGAATTCGCCAACCGTCATGGTTTGTCGCAGTTCGCCCAGCGTGCGGCCCATCCGGAGCGCCAGCGCCATCAGGAACTGCATGCCAGGCATTTTTACTTTGCTTTAGCATCATCCGCGTCACGAATGAGATCAAGTGCCTGCTTCAACAGCCGGGAATGCACAGGGCCATAGATCGCTTCAACCTGTTCGGTGTCATCGACAGTAAAGACGGGCTGCAGGTCGGTATCCAGCAAAATATCGATGAAAAGTGTGACGTCGGCCCGCATCGTGCGGAAGGCTCGTTCTGAAGGGGTCAGTTCTGGTGCCTCCTGGGGCTCCTGCCCTTCCGGTAGTTTGGGTGGTTCCGGGCTGGCAATGCCCTGCCAGCGAATCCAGGCTTCTGCTGATGGCTCACGAATGATGACTTTGGCGTTATCCCACTCCGGAACGGAGACTTCTTTTTTACGAAAGCCCGCCATCGGTGCCAGTGCCAGTGCTTTAAGACTCGGTTTTGACATTAATTTTATCGCCGGTTTCCCGGCGCTCCGTTAATTGATGGTGACGGTGCAATCAGAAGAAGTGATCACAGTGCCATCGGCATCAGTAACCACGCAGGAATAAACCCCGGCATCACCGGATACAGCGCTGGCTTTCGTAAACGTTGCGCTGGTCTGGCCGCTGACCGTCGAGGTGCCCTTTTTCCAGGCGTAGGTATAAGGTGCCGTACCGCCCTGGACGACCACGCCCATAGTCAGAGCGCTTCCTGCCGCGACCGTTTGGGACGCCGGAAGGTCAGTAGCAAACGACAGAACTCCTGGGGCGTTAATATTGGTGGGTTTACCTTTCAGACGCAGCGAGAACGTTGCAGCAACCACGCCATTGGTTTGAGAATCCCAGGTGTGCTGTCGTACCTCAGCGCGCATCAGGAATCCATTACCAGACGGGAAAATAACCTTAAACCCATAAACCCCGTCGTTATCATATGCGGCACGAAGTGCATCCTGCGCCGGGTTGCGGTAGAAGTTACCGGAAAGTGACATTTCAGACGGAGCAGGAAGGCCGTTGATATTTTCCGTTTCATCCGAACAGAGCGTTGTCACGTCAATATCGTTTTTCTGACCAGCGGTAAAGCTTGCCTGTTTGATAGTGCAACTCAGGTTTAACCAGGTTGCGGTATCCAGCTCTGCCTCGGTGACCGGCACAGAGGTAATCATTACTACCGTTTTTTGGGCACGTTCAAATAGTGCTGACATCGCAGCCTCCATAAATGAAAAAACCGCCAGTGGCGGTCGGTTGGTTGGTTTTTGTCAGGCAATGACCGTTATTTCGAGGGTTGCCCGATGAAGATGGGTTGTCGTGTCGTAGCCAGGAATTTTTGTCACCTCGACAGGTGAAAGTACCTGCAGGCGAGCCAGGGCGTCCAGGCGTAACGCTCTGGCTTCGTCATTCGTTTCAGCCCATACATCAACCTGAATGCGCAGTGTCGACTCTGCCTGGCCGCAGAAAACATCCCCGGCAACATCAGTCGGTATCGAGTAAATGACATAGGGAGTGGAAACTGCAGGAAGTCCGTCGCTGCCTAGCGGCACCACATACGGATAAACCCGCCCGTCTGCCAGCGTCGACAGCAGGCCATAGAGATCATCCTCTGTCATTTTGATAACACCTCATCGATAGCCTGATTCATCCGCTGCATCGCCACCTGCGTAGCTTCTTCCATGCGGGTATCAAAAGCTGGGCGAACAAACGGATGTGCAGGCGCTGTAGATGTTCCCAACTCCACGAAGCGCCAGTAAAACGCATTCCGCTTGTTGCTGGCCTTCATTGTATTGTCGCTGTTCCCCGTTCGCGGGTTAACGCCACGAATATGCACCCCAGATGAAATTTCACCGCGACGGCGACTTTTCTGGGTGACGACAACAACGTTTTTCTTCAGTTTTCCGGATTTCTCAGGAGCGCGATCAATCACCTCCTCGCGGAGCAATTCGGCACCAGCACGGGTCGACTCCCGGAGAACTTTATTATTTTCGGCCTTGCTGAGCGTTTGCAGATCGCGGGCAATATCCTGCAACCCGGAAAAATCCAGATTCACATCAATCATTTTTCGGCCCCCTGTTTGCAGAGAATTTCCAGCCGGGTTCCTTTGATATCCGGAACCGGAGGGCCGGTAACGTTAAGAACGGCACCTTTAAACGGGCCGGTGCGTACTTTCAGGCGGGAAGAAGCTGAGATATCTGTACGAAAACGCACCCAGACTCGAATGGTGGCATCGGCACGCTCAGCGCCAGCGGCTAAAAGTTCACGACCGCTTATACCCTTAACCTCGGCCCAGATGGTTTTCCCATCTTCCCATTTTTCAACCGGCTGACCTGAAGGTGTTCTGGAGGTTGTGAAGTTTTGAATGGTGACCCGGTGCCGTAATCGCCCTGCCTGCATAAGTCCCCCTAAGTCCCAGGAATTTTTCGATGCTGTTCCAGAATTGATTTAACGCCGAACGGAATAGTATTAACGCTGTCGCTACTAACAGGCTCCCGGTTTTCATACCAGTGCGAAACCAACAGCATCAGGGCCAGTTTGATATCGTCCTCGATTACCAACCCGTCAGGGTCGTCGTCTGGAACAGCGTTATCATAAAGACGGCAATTTGTGATTTTTTCAGCGTGCTTCAAGGAGGCATTGAGGTAGAGAGTTAACATCACATCCTCTGTATCGTCATCGCTGTCGATACGGCACTGGTAACGAAGCTCATTTACAGAGGGCTTCATTTGCCTTCACCCCGCTTATTACCGACTTTAGGCTTAACAGTTGTTTCAGTTTCCGGTTGTTCAGTGCCGTCAAGAATCCCCATTTGAGCAGCAACCTCAAGAGCGCGCTCAGGAAGTGATCCAGACTCATATTCACCGGCGGGAATGTTTATGATCTGAATGCCATCAGGTGACCATTTCAGGTCTTTTTTCAGCAGCATAATGACCTCCATAAGAATGGGGCCGAAGCCCCATCAGATTATGCGCCAGCACCGATCTGCAGCAGTTTGATGGCCTGAGAATCGGCAAGCATTCCGCCGGTACGTTTGGTGGTGTAGAAACCAACGAATGGTTTGTTGGTGTACGGATCGCGGAGGATGCGGGTACCAATACGATCAACGATGGTATAGCCACGTTTAAAGTTACCGAACGCAATGGCTTTCGCATCTGCTGCGATATCCGGCATTTGCTCATTCTCAGCAACACCATAACCTGCCAGAGAAGAGGGTTGGCCCAGCTCAAGGCCCGGACGCCAGAGATAGTTACCCTCGGAGTCCTTCAGAATGCGAACGGCAAACAGGCTGTTGTTGTTCATCATGAATTTAGCACCGTTGCGATGAACCTTGCGCAGGGTGTAGACCAGTTTGATAATCGCATCGGCAGTCACACCCGCCGCCGCACCGGAAAGAATGTGCTGCAGCGTGCCAAAGGCACGGGTTTTATCGTCCTCCAGAGTGGAGGCGTAGGCCAGGAAGCCTTTCGGTTTTTTCGTACCGTTACCGCTGGTAAAAGCGATTTCTTCCTGTTCGGAGAACTCAACCGCCAGTTCGCTGTTGATCCAGTCCTCTACATTGAAGAAGGCATCATCCAGCATCGTTTGGGTTGCCTGAGGGTTTCCGTAGATTTCACCCATGAACGGTTCAATCTGACCGAGTTTAGACGCATCAGTAGCCGGACGGGGATCGGTTTCACCGACCCAGCCGGAAGCGGTGCCGCCAAGGTTAACCAGCTTTTTATAGTTGGCACCGCCAACAGTGATAGTTGTGGCCTCCTGGCGCATCACTACTTCATCTTTCAGAAGATTAAGAATGGTGCGGTCCAGCTCTTCCGGGACAGCATATCCGCCGTCTTCATCCACGCCAACCTGCAGGGCTTTACGCTCCAGATCACGCAATCCGTCATCCTTACCCTTGCGCATAAAGTCGATGAAAGCGGTTTTGTGCTCGGTTGCGGCCTTGCTTTGAGTGCCACCAGCTGGACGTTTAACCTGTTTAAGCTCATCCTCCAGCGCGGTTTTAAGCTGATCCAGCTCGGTCAGCTTGCCGTTAAGTGTTTCAACTTCTCCGGCCAGCTTGCCTTTTTCAGCTTCGATAGCTTCAATGCGCTTATCATTTTTCGCTTTAAAATCATCGAATTTTTGCTGCAAATCCTGCGCGACCTGCTCAACGTCTTTAATTTCGACTGCCATAATTCAACTCCTGATTAAAATTTGATGTTTTTCAGTGCATCCAGTGCGGCATCCACACCATCAGCGTCACGCTGAGAGAGGTTGCCATAGCCCCCGGCCATGAATGCTTTGGCCTGGGTGCGGGAGAGCCCAACATCGCGCAGGACCCGTTCAATACTTTTCTGGGATGGTGTTTCGCCACGGGCAAACGCGCTTTTAACATCGCTGACCCGCGCCTCGTCATTCGACGGAAACGTTACGGGACTGACCTCCCAAAGGTCGATTTCCTTTAGGAGAAACACGCCTTTCTCACGGTCGTATTCCCAGTCTTTGAGCATGTAACCAATAGAAAGGCCGGTTAAAGAACCGGCCTTCATGTGGGCATGCGCTCGCTTTGAAAGAGGATCATCATCAATGAGTAACCGGCCTTTGACATATAAGCCGACGTCATCCTCTTTCATTTCGGTATAAACACCGATAGGTTCATCCATCTGATGCTGCCAGAGCATAGCTGGCAGCGCGTTTTTCTCCCGCCATGACTGAAGCGATTTACTGAAAGCGCCGGGAACAACTACATCGTCGTAACTGTCCTTAACGCCAAACACAGAGCCATAGCCTTCAAATTCCCCGCTGTCGCTGACAGACTTTAGCTTCAGCGGAATATCCAGCCGCTGTTTAGTCATCGGCATCATGTTGTTCCTCGGTTGTTTTGCTCTTATTGCTGTCAGACGGCTTGGTCGTCATATTCATCGGCGTCAGATAAACGTCACCGCCAGAGCGTGGGTTCATATCCTCCAGTTCACGGCAGTCATTTGGTGAGTAAATGCCCCAGTTAATACCGGTTGAATACGATTCAAATCTTGATTTCATATCCCCACGCAGCAAAGCTCCGGCATTAAACTTGGCATAATAGGTGCCCTGCTTCGATTCCTTCACCAGCCCCACGTTGATTCGCTGCTCAATACGGGTCATGTACGGAACGAGTGAATAGTTGATGAAGCCAATGCCAAGGTTTTCAATATTGTTGAAGGTGGCGCGGTCAGTGTTCTGCACCATATGCATCGGCACCCTGTACAGGCGGCAGACTTCCTCCAGCTGAAATTTTCTGGTCTCAAGAAACTGGCTGTCTTCGGCGTTGAGTCCCATCGACTTCCAGTCAAGGCCCATTTCAAGAATCATCGGACGATGCGCATTGCTGAGCCCAAGGTGGCGATCCTCAAAATCTTTTCTCAGCCGTTCATAGGCTGCATCAGTCAGCGTTTGCTCAGTACGGAGAACGCCAGAAGTGACCGCACCATTTGCGAACAATCGGGCGCCGTGTTCTTCTGTCGCCATACCCAAAGAAATGGCCTCCCTTGCGTATGCGATTGGGTTCAGGCCCACCAGCCCGTCAAAGGTCAACGTCCTGACGTGCCAGATATCATCCTGACCCAGCACATCCGTAGAACCATCAGGGAACGTGACCTGATATACCGGTTGCCACTGACTGTTAAGCTTAGGGTCAACGCAGCCCGGATCAATGGGTAAAAGCTCGACCACCTCACCCAGCGCTTTGACCTTGTAGGCATAAAAATTACCGCGCAGGCAAAGACACACAATGACCAGCTCCCAGAACTCCTGGGGGGTCATATAGTCATTTGGCTTCATGGTCAGTAATTTATGCAGCCTTTCAGAGGTCGCTTTTTGCTTGCTGTTACCAGTGATTTTGTACAGGTTGCAGGGAAGCATCCCCATAGACTCAGCCAGAACTCTTATGCAACCAAAGACTGCTGTAAGTCGCATCGCTTTCTGGCTGCTAACGCGCTTTCCAGTGTAGGTGTCGTAAGTCATCCCTACAGCTTCCGCCAGTTCCGCTGGCGTCGTGACCGGTGCGGTGCTTTTCGTAAACATTCCGGGGAAAAACATTAGCCACCCTCCCCGGATTCAATTTTCCAGTTACCGGAAAGGGAGCGGGATACAAGCCATGACCAGAGCAGGCACAGAATACCGCCAGTAATGTAGCCAGCAGGGGGGTAAATAACCCAGGCACCGAATGAGAGCAGAATAGCCCCCAGCACACCAACAAGTGGCGCGAGTATCATCAGGATCATAATTGCCTCTTAAAGTGAGCGCACGCCATAGCTTTCGAGATGATTTGAAAGGGTTTCTTCCTTTTCAAATAACATTGCCCGTCCAATCGCCATAATCAGAGCAACAGCCCCATCTATTTTATTTTCGTTTTGCTCTTTAATTGGCCGAACAACATCATCATTTCCAGGCAGGTGCTTACCCACCACGTTTGAAATACACCAGGTCATTATCGGATTACCGTCATGATGAAATCGACCGGACTCTACAGCGGCCTCAAGCTCTTTCATCGGGTCAGACATGTTGGTGTAGTTCTGGATAATGGTTATAGGGTTGAGCTGTTCATCAGCAAGCTGATGAGAAAGGTTTGTTGCACCGTGCGGGTCAATTGGGCTTTGTTCAACAGGAGTTTGCTGATTATCACGCTTGGCATCTTCAAGTATTACTCGGTAATCAATTTCCGCACCATCAGTCACGGTGATATATCCTGCTTCAACCCATTTACGGTAACGCTCAGCGGTGCGGTGATCGTCAACATCGTTGCTGTATACGGTGTCATACGGAACATAGAAGCGCGGAGATATACAGTAATAATGCCGTTTCCCATCTATTTCACGGGTAAATAGCCGAACCTTAGAGTTCATATCCAGCTTGCGCGCAAGGTCAAAAGACAGAATGCAGGGCTGTCCTTCAAACTGCTCAATGGTGAGCGTCTCATCCTCACATTTTCGCCAGCTTAACAGGTTGAAATAAGCAGCACGTGCCGCGACCCAGATATTCAGGTGTTTCGTTTTGAATATCCCGGCCATGCGGGGATTATTTTTGGCCCTGCTTTGCTGGCTTAAGAGGAAATCAGAGTAAACCGAAACCCCCATATTGGGATTGGCTTTGTGAAGAACAGCGGGATCAGTCCAGTCATCGCCCTCATCAACGGTGTAAATGACGCCAAAAAGCTCATCATTAGGCACGGTTCCGTTCAGCATTTCGATAACTTCACGACGCTTATCGTAGCAAGGCCCCTCAATGTTATAACCAGCAGTGGTTATAGCCCACATAATCGGCTGTCTGCGGGCCCCCATGCCGGTGATCATTGTGGTATACAGCGCATCGCTTTCGTGCTCGTGATATTCATCAACAATAGCGCAATGCGGTGACTGCCCGTCACCTGGATTACCGATCAGCGGTTCAAATCTGGCGCCATCTTCAGGACGGCTAAGGTTCTTGGCGTTAACCTCTATTCCAAAGGCTTCAACGAGTAGTGGCGTGCGTTTGCACATCAGCCGCGCAGGGCGAAATACTTCCCATGCCTGCTTTTCAGTGGTTGCACCGGAATACACCTCCGCACCAAATTCACCATCACAGGTGAAACAAAAAAGCGCCACACCGGCGCTTATTGCTGACTTCCCGTTTTTCCTGGGGATTTCTGTATAGACCTCTCTGAATCGGCGCAGCCTGGTCCCCTTATGGACCCATCCGAAGGAGCAGCAAACAATAAAAAGCTGCCACGGCTCCAGTGTGATTGGCATTCGTTTGAATGCCCACTCTCCCTTTGTATGTGGAAGAAGCTGAATAAATCGCGCTGCACGCTCAGCAAGGTCTTTATCAAAGCGGTATCGAAATTTCTTTCCCTGCGATTTTGACAAATCGTCGATATGTCTCTGGCAGGCATCAATGACATACTGGCATGCCGGAATCTTTCCGGCGACAACATGCCTTGCGTACTGATTTGCAGCGTTAACGTTTGGATAGGCTTTTCGGCTCATGGCGTGATCATCTTCAGGAATGGGTTTTCGTTCTTTTTCTTCCCGGCCAGACCGACCAGGCGCTGTCGGCTGCTGGGGTCCAGACCCAACATTGAACCGGTAGAACTCATTTCCGATTCCTGTTCTTTTTTAGCCGTAAGTTCAGGGTTTTTAATTTTCCCGCCCATTGCGCCAGTGATGGATAAACCATCAACAGCAATATTTTTTACCGCCCTGCGCCAGAACTCATAGGCAACGCACCAGCGCTCGAGTACTGCAAGATCGGTCACGCAGAGCAAGCCCTGTCCGCATAATTCTTTGGTCGTCAGCTCCCACATGATGGATGCTAACGGGAGTTCCTCTTCTGCAAACCAGTCCGGAGGTGCTACGCCATTGATGGGGGTGAATACTGGTTCTTCTTTATTCAGGGCTCGCTTGCCGGGGTTTCCGGCCAGCTCCTTGCGCGCCGTTGGCTTTGGTCTACGCCCGGAACGCCCCGCCGTTCCAGCCATAAGCGTTACTCCTGGTTAAATTTCATTTTTCGCGGGTATAAAAAATTGACTGAGGCGGCGGTCCTTTGGGCCTTTGCCGTCAGGGATTTGACCCCGCCCCCCATCCGCCCCTTCAAATGAGAATCGATATCATTTGATGCGTTCGCGCCCGGTTTTCGTTCGATGGCAGGGCCAGCACAGGCTTTCGAGGTTCGAATCGTCATCGGTACCCCCATGAGCCTTGGCCTTGATGTGGTCAACCGTCTTTGCTGCGACAGCTCGCCCGCTGCGAAGGCAGTTCTGGCATAAATGGTTGTCGCGTTTCAAGATGCGCGCACGCCTGATATCCCACTGGCTACCGTAGCCACGCTCGTGGCGACTCTTTCCCTGTTGATGCTGTTGCCAGCCTTCATTACGGTGCTTCTCGCAGTAGCCTGAGCGGTCGGTGGTTGTGCCTGCGCATCCACGCTTACGGCATGCACGAGGAATTAATGCGGGCATGATTACGTCCTTATGAGATGAGCATTATCACAGGCACTCAATGAATGCCTGTTGTAATGCGACTAAAAAAGCCACCCGTGGGTGGCCTTTGTGATGGCGGCAAACTAAAAACTAGAAGTCGGCTACCAAGAAGTTGAGTAGTTAGGTTCCTTTTTAGACGCGTGAATAAACCCTCGAACCGCAGGCGGTGAAATCACATCCAACCCAACTTCCATGAAATGGCTTTCAGTTACAGTCTTTCCATCTTTAATGGTTTCGTTAACGAATCTGACACCCGTCGGATGGATTTCCACAAAAAAAATTCCGCCTTCGAAAAACTCGCAGCCAACTTCATAAATCTCACTTATCGTCATCATAGAAATCGGTACGCCTCATTCAACCTACAGGGGTTTCATCGTACCACTGGCAACCAGAAAACATGTAAAGGGAATTTTAAGCATTAGTAATGCGTCGCCCTTTTGCTTTCTGCGCCTCTAATATCGGCCTTATCCCGGTTGCACTTCCCCAGCGCCGATAGCAGTCCTACGCCAAAACACAGGTGTACTCCTCCGCAATATGGTCCGGGTTGCGAAATGATTAAACATATTTTAGATACACGATGTATTGTTTAGTCATTAGCTGTTCATTCAGCGCCCCGTTTACTTTTGGATATCCTCTTCGGGGTTTTTTATCACGCCGACCTCGCCGTGCAGGAACGGCAATGTAGCCCCGCTACTGACTCACTGCACGGTAGTAGGCTTGCCAACGGTATTTATCTAACCGCAGTTGGCGCAGGCATTGAGCGGTTTCGACGTCTGACTGCAGGTCTTCGTCGCTGTCTTTCCCTGCGTCACTTGCTTTGCACGGCGCCGTCATCAAATCCGGGGATGGCGTTGGCAGCGTCGATAGCTCGCTGGCGCAACTGCACAGCATCATCGTCAAACCGGCACACAGTACGATTCGGAGACTGGACATATTTCACCACGTCGCGGGTTATGGTTCGGTAGATGACCTTGCCCTCTTCTGTAGCGGCAGCGGCCTTTTGCTCTACCGGCTGGATAGTCTTTTCGGCTTTCTCTTTCTTCTTCGCCGCGAGGGCGTTGATATGGTCAGCGTGAGAATTCCAGCCAGAACGCCATGAGAAAAAGCAGGAAAGCAGCAGAATGACTATAGCGCTGATGATTGCGGTTAATCGGCTCATTTCTGGCCCCACTCGCAGACTTCACGCTCAATCTCGCGCCTGGTGATAAGTCCCTTCCACTGCTTGCCACCGGCATACGTCCAGCGCTGCAGTTCCTTGCACGCGCCCGGCACATCTCCAGCATTCAGTTTCTTCAGCAGCGTGGAACTGGCGAAAGCTCCAGAGCCAACGTTGTAGGTGAATGAGTAAAGCGCGGCGCGGGTAGGATCAGGAATGCGGACTTTGATAAGCGGGTCAATTGCACTTGCCACCTTCCGCAGATCTGCCTTCAGCAGGTTGTCGCATTCCCTGTCGGTATAACGATGGCCGCGGCGAATATCGGTGCCAGTGTGACCATCACAAACAGTCCAGACGCCGACAACATCCTGATAGGCGTAATAACGCCTTCCTTCCAGGCCGTCAGCATTACCAAGCATGACGGAAGCAATGACTATCGCGCCAGAACCGCCGGCGATCGCACCAATCAGCTTATTCCTCAGCGTCGGGTTCATCTCGGCTCCTGCTACGTCGGTTGTCTTCGCGAATCTTGAAATACAAATTCGTCAGATACGTAAGTACGGCGATGACAATGCCCACCAGTACGCCGATGGCATTCCACTGCTCGGGGCTGTAGGCATTTAGCATGCCGTTAAGGATGCTCCCGGCTGAAGCGCCATAGGCAGCACCAGTGGTTATCTTTTCCATGCGATACATACTCTCACCTCGCGTTGTTAGCGGGTGCTGTGTGTGTTTGAAAGGGTCAGGCCCATCGGGCTGATTTAACAACGAGCCGTATCGAAGATGATTCCCGTGAGCCTGAAATGAAAAAACCCCGCCGAAGCGAGGTTGGATAAAAACAGTTGCTTAATTTCTTTTAAATTAATCCTTCCTCTTTAAGAAAGGAGAAGCCTTTTGAAGTAATAGAAGTGGCGATCCAATGAGAGTCAGCTTTTGATTGCACTGCTGTAATGTATCCCAGTTGGTATAGCTGTTCTATAGCCGAATCAATTTTGTAGGGATGCTCAAAAGGGAAGCTGGTATGTTGGACCGGCACTTTTAAGTTGGGGTCCGTCATGAGAATCATGATTTCTTTATGATGCAGGGTAATAGCCATGTCTAACTCCTCTTTGTGGGGTTAACACGTATTTTACCATGCTTTAATGGGCCATTTTGGAGTGGCTATTTTTCGCACAAAACCCGCCTTTAAGCGGGTTTTTTTGGTTCTGCTGCTCAGTTCGCTTTAACGTCCCGAGCCTATCACAATTCAAGCAGTTTCTGGCTCACTTTGCAAGTAAAATCTGTCGCCATTTATGTCGAATGTGTCATACATTGGTGCGTACAGCATCGATTCTGCCAAACTTAGCCACGTATCAACTCTGCGTCTACAGGTCATAAAGCACCAGTCGGGATGCTTTTCATGGAGCTCTTCCGCTATGCGGCGTTTGCTCTTCCGTAACCGGTAATGCTCCACCAGCAGGTGGTAAAGTTCTTTGTGACCACCCGTAATGAGGACTACCCCCAGTACCTTATCAATCCGCAGTCCTTCATCGTCTGTGCAGAAAGCAAGACCGCTTTTGTTTTTCCCCGCGAGTATTTCACGAAAAAACGCCTCAAGCTCTGGCTTCGAGATGCCGGACTTCTTCATCCGGCGTAATGCTTCGTTGATGGCTGTCTTGGTAACTTTCCCGGAGGCCAGTAACTGGTTGAACATATTGCCGCCACTACCGCCGCCGATGTAGGACCAGCGGCCCCACATACGCAGCTTCCCTTGAATCCAGATGGCCTCAAGCGTTTTCAGCCTGACCATTTCACCAGCTTTTCCAACCTCGGACGGGTTAATCATTATGCGTTCTCCACTATGCCAGCACGCCAATTGCCAGCGAACGATCCAGAAATCGAAACAGCAGCTCCAGCTGTGAGCCGTGCTTCTCCTCAAATGCCACGGTGTCAGCGTGCAACTCGTCGTGATGCGCTCTGCAAAGCGGCAACACAAACAGGTCATGCGCTTTCGTTCCCATTCCACCTTGTCCGTGGCCTATCAGGTGATGGGGATCATCTGCTGGTTTGTTACAGCAGACACACTGCTGGGACTTAACCCAGCGCGTCCAGCTCTCGTTTACCCAGCGGCGGCGTTTTGGTCGCAGCATGAATGATTCCGGCGTTTCAGGATCTACGCGAAGACCGAGAATCTTTTTCTGCACCACTTCGCTCGCCGCTGGCTCCGGCACAATATCGCTCTCCTTCGTCACTGGTTGATGCTTTATTTCCGGCAATCGCAGGGCTTTACGGGCCAGCGATTCAGGGATTACGTGCGCCAGATTGTTTATCACCAGCCACCAGCACAACTCCGGGATCGTCAGTTGATGGTCTTCGTTGAACCCCAGCTGTGAGCGGATGACCGTTATCAGCCAGGATACCAGGTTCCCACGCGCAATGCCTGCCAGCGTCTCTGTGTACTGATCACGCAGCAGGTTATCGCAGGCCCAGCAAAGGCGGATGCTGCCAGGCTCATGCCGGAACAGCGTAAAATTTTCGCTGTGCCATGAGCCATGGGGATACTGGCATTCAAAATGACGCTCCAGCTCGGCCTCCAGCGAGCTGATACCACCCGCGCGCAGAATGACGTCTTTGTTTTCGAATACTGGCTTCAAAACCGGGTCTTCTGCCAGTGGCTGCGTGGCGGGAGGGATGGCGCCGGTTGCGTAGTCGCTGTATTTTTCCGGTGCAGGCTCAATCAGTACCCGTCCTCTCCTGAACATCGGCATGAGATCAGCACCTGGGCGAAGAAGAACAACGCCCATGCGTGGGGCAATCTCAGGGGTTAGTAGTGCTCTCATATCATCTCCACGTCAGGCAACTGCACGAAAACGTCGGATGGTGATTTCTACTTTCCCTTTCTTCACGATGTTCCCCCACTCCACCAGCATGCGCTTAACCTGACTGTCGTCTTCCCAGACGCCTGTTAGAGTCAGGGCATCGAACAGCGCTTTGTTGTAGTTATCGATATCCCGACGGCGCTGATCAGGCGGATACAACACTATGTGAACCTCAGCCAGATCAGAGGATGGCCGGGGAACGGCCCGCAGTTGCTCAATAATCGCCGCTCTCGCTGCCTGCTGGGACTTGCGCCCAGTCTCGCTAACCAGATGCCTGCCTTTCAGCGGTCCCTTGCTCGGGGCGCGCCAGTAACTATTTACGCTCGGTGGAAATGGTAAAGTCAGTTTCATTTAGCCCCCTTAAAGGATCGCTACAACATCTTTTGCGACTTCCCGCGTACTGCTTTTGCAGGAGATCGAACGGCGCGCGTTGATGAATTGCAGGTTAAAACCATGCTCCCGGTACAGGTCGATAACCTTCGGTGCAGATGAGTTTGAAATTACTACCCTAGCCCCACGGTGAAAGGCAGATACACATTGCTTCGCCAGGTCTACCTGGTTCTCCCAGTTAAAACCACCAGCGGCGTAGGCGGTGAATCCGGTTGTTCCCGGCATCGGTTCGTAAGGCGGATCGCAGTAAACCACATCCCCTTTCCCGGCCAGGCTGATAGTTCGGCGGTAGTCAGCGGTCATAAATACGCAGTTATGCGCCATAGCCGCGAAGGCTTTCATCTCATCCATCGGGTAATACGGAGCCTTGTAGCCTCCCCAGCCCACATTGAACTTGTTCGCCTGGTTGTAGCGCATCAGGCCATTGAAGCAATGCCGGTTGAGATACAGGAATGCAGCTGCGCGTTCAGTAGCATCCAGCGTCTGAGCGTTGAACTCGGAACGGATCAGCTCATAGCCATCTGATGACCGCATGTGCTCAAACATCCAGCGGGCCTTTAATTCCACTTCATCCGGCACCACCGCTAACATCTGATACAGATTAATCAGGTCCGGGTTAACGTCCGCCAGCAGGTAATCTGCGTGCTTGTCGCTGTTCAGGAATACCGCCCCACCACCAACGAATGGCTCTATCAGGCGTTTCCCTGCCGGGATATGCACGAACAGGTCAGCCAGCTGGGTATACTTTCCACCAGCCCATTTCAGAAATGGCTTGCTCATGAGCGGAACCCCGAGTTTTCTGGCAATGAGTAATCAACCCCTTCGAAGCTGGCTCGCGAAATCGACGCCTCCTGGCGGGAGCTATTGAGTGGAACAGAAAGTTTTAATGACAGCTCATCCCATTTTTCCCTAAGTTTCGACGGGCTAAGCACGTTTTTGCACCAGAACGAATCTTTGTTGGCGCGTTTGAAAAGCGAGCAAATTTGTTTATGGGTTCGCCCGTCCTGCATCACCATCAGGCGCACCTCGTTCGCCCATGCGGTCCAGTTTGGTTCTTTAGGCCGAACTACCTCACCATCGCTTTCAGCGGCCAGTTCGTACATGCTGATAATTTTTCCCCAAATGAACTCGGCGCAGGTTAAATCGTCCTGGCTTCCCCACTGCCGCTTTGCAGCGCTGTACACCACCGCTTCAGGATGTCGTGACAGAAATTCATCAGCAGAGCCCTGTTCGTCCGGTTGCGAAGCTTCCGGACAAGAAGGATTTATATCTGATGGATCAGTAGTTGATTTTACTGACGGATCCCCCCCAGATTCTGACGGGTCAAAACTGGTTTTTTTGGTGGATTCCGACGCCTCAAATTTTGACGGGTCAATTTTTGACGCATCAGATTTTGACGGTTCAGATTTTGATGTGTCAGATTTTGATGTGTCAGAAACTGACAGGTGAGAAAATGCCGCTTTCTGTAGTTTGGAAACGTTGAGCTGGTAGACGTTCGATGCATTACGGTTGCCGTTGCGGCGTTGCGTACGGGTGAGCCATCCCTCTTTCTCAAGCGCAGTAATCGCCGTTCTGACAGTACTTTCACCAGCGCCAATCTGACGGGATATGGTCGCGATAGAAGGCCAGCAAACACCCTCATCGTTGCTGAAGTCAGCCAGGCGCGCCATGATTGCCACGCTGGATAGTTTCATCCCCGAAGATGCGCAAGCGTCCCAGACGTATCCTGTTAATTTAGTGCTCATGATCGTCCTTTATTTCTCTGAATTTACGTCTGAACTGCTCAAGGGGGCTAAAGCATTCATGCTCGTACCCTTTACGCAGGTATATAACGCGCTGTGTCTGGGGCTCCCAGCGTATGACCCTGACCGGGACGCCGTAGTGATCTCTGAACCATCGGTTGAGCTCTCGCATACTTTCTCCGCCTGGCCGTTGAAGTCCCCTACCACCCACTGAGCAAACTGGTAGCAGACAGGCTCGAACCCGCCTGGTACTCTTACCCCATACACGAACTGCACCTGTCCTGCTCCACCAGGAACTGGCCGCGCTACAAGTTGCGACCTGCGGTATTGTATTGATAAACTGTTCATGCGTTAGTAATCTCCACTGATAACGACACGCCACGACGCCAGGAGCTGCAACTCGCTGGCGTCACTTCTTTTTGCGTGAAAATAACGTGATAATTGCGGCAATCTCTTCTTCCCGAGCTGCCAGGTGGCGGCGGTGATGCACCATGATTTCTTCTGCCTCATGCCTTTCGATTACCCCATCTTCAAGTGCCTGTTCGATAATCTGGTCAACCTGACCTCTGGCGGCAGAGGTACGAATTGCCCGGCTAAACAAGTCCACGCGATCCAGCTCTTCCAGGTGCGGAACATCCACCAGCAGAGCACCACGACGGCGAGCGAAGTAATCAGCCAGTAACGACGTATTGGAAATGTCCTCCATCGCTTCCAGCTCGCTGACTTCGAAGAAACGACAGCCGTTTTTCTCGTAAAGGTTGTTGTTAAACTGCGTCACCGTCATTCCCAGTGCGCCAGCCATAGCTTCGCGCCCACCTGGATATGCTTTGCACATCGCTTTGACGGCTTCTTTGAGGTTTGGCTCTACCATATTGATTTTCCTTTTGTAGTTACTTTCAAGCAGCTGAATCTGTAGCCTTTTGGTAAAGGCTGGCGTCGTACTTCAGCTTGCCTTTCGTAATTCGTTCGATGACGAATGCTTGTTTTTGAGGGATGACTTCACCCCATCGGCAAACTGCCGGGTGGGAAATACCAAGAACACTTGCGGTTTTTGATACGCCTCCGAAGTGTTCGATAACTTCTGATTTACGCATGGTTCCTCCTGGTTAACTTACGCCTTAAAGGTAACAAAAGGTACATTAAATAGCAAACAACAGTTACAAGGAATCCATGTAACATTGGTTACATGAAAACAGAGATGAAAGACCGAATAAGATCCCGTCGAGTCCAGCTCGACATAACACAGCAGACCCTGGCTAAACGCTTAGGGGTAAGCCGTGTTTCCGTAACAAAATGGGAGAGCGGCACTACTAAACCTGATGGTGAGAATCTCCATCAGCTGGCGGTGGCGCTGCAGACAACTCCAGAATGGATTCTTTACGGTCGAGGTGAGGAAACGCCGGATGATACAAAAGTTATTCCGTTCCTTAAGCCACCCACGGCAGTTCCTATTATCTCCGCGGTTCAAGCTGGGATGTGGACTGATACTTATGCATGCTCAAGGCTTTCTGATGTGATTTCATGGACGCAAACCACTGCAAACGTTTCTAATGAAGCATTCGGACTGGTAGTTCGCGGGGAGTCTATGACTAACCCTCATGGTCTGCCATCCATCCCAGAAGGATCGATCGTTATTGTTGAACCGCACTATGGTCAACTGGATGACCTTTACGGAAAAATTGTAGTGGCAATACTCGACGGCTCTGCTGAAGCTACCGTTAAAAAGTTGGTATGGGATAGCCCTTTCGCATACTTGATGCCACTTAACCCTGCCTTTAAACCCATCCCGATAGATGGTAATTGCCGGATTGTTGGTAAAGTGGTTCAGATTACCCAAAACATTTAAATTACTCATTTCTAAAGCCAGATCTCCTTCTGGCTTTTTTTTCAATCTACAGGTAACAAAAAGTACATAGCTCTCTTGACCATATTAGTAACTAAAGGTACATTTAAATCACATCACGAGTACCGGTAGTTACATGCTCTGATGTGGTAGTGAGCATTACGGCATATGGCACATGTGCCGCAGCGGCCTGAGAGTCCCTTTATCCATGCCTTTCAGAATAACCGGAATGTGCAAGCTAAGTGTTTCAGGCACGACGTGCGCCCCACCAGCGCGGCGAAAAGGTGTGACGCCTCGGAAGAGACGAGGCCACAACCAAAAGAGCGCTGGCATGCAAAAAACATCTCGCAGCCGTTGCGGTACCAAAAGCTAGGATGGAACGGCAGAACGCGGTAGTGCTCTTTTTGTTGTGTGGAGATAACTAACCTGATGCCATTGCAGTGGCGGATCGAGGAAACGAAATGAACTTCTTCAAAAATGCTCTTATTTACCGGCTCTCTCGCGATATTACCATCGTGGAAGAACACACCATCGCGGATCTGGCAGACAAGCTTGAACCATTCCGTTTCTCTCCTTGCGGGAGTCAGGATATGGCTAAATCCGGTTGGGTATCTCCCCTTGGACAGTATTCTGACCAGCTATTTCATTTTGTTAGCGGTCAGCTTCTGCTCGTGATCCGCCGGGAAGAGAAAATTATCCCACGCCCAACCATTACCGATGAGCTCAACAAGAAAATTTCTAAGCTTGAATCAGAACAGGCGCGACGTCTGAAAAAGACTGAAAAGGATGCTCTACGCGATGAGGTTTTACATAGCCTTCTCCCCAGGGCTTTCTCACGGAACATCATCACGCGAATCTGGGTGAATACCACCGATCACCTGGTCATAGTCGATGCCTCCAGTGCGCGCAGTGCTGAAGATGCCCTGGCACTCCTGCGCAAGACCCTGGGATCTCTTCCCGTCGTTCCTTTGACAATGGAAGAGCCTGTCGAGCTAACGATGACTGAATGGGTTCGTTCAGGCAGCGCGCCTAATGGTTTTAATCTGGGTGATGAAGCAGAAATTAAAGCTGTTTTGGAGGCCGGAGGTATTGGACGCTTCAAGAAACAAGACCTCGTAAGTGACGAAATTCATACCCACATCGAAGCTGGAAAGGTTGTCACTAAATTATTCCTCGATTGGCAGGATCGTATTCGCTTTACCCTTTGTGACGACGTATCCATTAAGCGTATTAAATTCGCTGATGAGCTCGTATCTCAAAATGATGATATCGATCGTGAGGATGTAGCACAGCGGTTCGATGCAGATTTCATTCTCATGACAGGTGAAATGAGCACTCTGATTTCTGATTTGACCAAAGCTCTCGGCGGCGAAGCTAAGCGATAAATTTACCAAGCATCTAACCCATTCTCATGGGTTGGGTTGCTGCACCCTAAATTTACGCGTTGCAGCGCGTCAGATGGAGAACAAAAGATGGCTAAGACAGCAAAACAACTGATTAAACAGGCGTACGAAATAGCCAAAACTATGCCACCAGAACAGGCAGCAATCATCAGGGAACTGGCTACCGTCCTCGATGTGTCGAATGTAGCTCTGCGCCAGACGCGCACCGAACGTGACGCCCTTCTCGCAGAGGTCAAATCCTGGGCGAAAGAGTGTGATCGTCTGACCGAGCGACACACCAAGAAGCGAACAAATCTGCATGTCCTCGAAGCAATGCGCGACTTGAAAGCAATTTGCCCCACCAGCTTTCGTAACGTGGAGGCTCTCTGATGGCTAAAGACTCAAAGCTTGTATACGGCGCCAGTGGCAAAACGAACGTTTTAACGTTCGAACCTGAAAACCTGCACCTGGTTACCGACAAAACGCACCCGCTTTACGATGAGCGTATCCACCTGCCTATCAGCGAGGCAATGGTGCTGAACATCATGGACCAGGGCGTTCTTGAGCCGATTATCGTCTGGAAAGACCCGGAGACAGGGCTGTCTTGTGTAGTCGATGGTCGCCAGCGTGTGCGCCATACACTGGAAGCCAACAAGCGTCTGTCGAAAGAGGGCAAAGAACCGTTACTGGTTCCGGCAGTCGCTAAACGTGGCTCTGCCGTTCGCATGGCGCAGGCGATGGTAAGTGCTAACGAAATCCGCCAGGCAGATACGCCACTGGGCCGAGCAAAGAAAATGGCTGATGCGCTAGAACGCGGGCACGACGAGGACGATTTAGCGCTGATGTTTGGCGTGAGTGTCCAGACCGTACGCGCAACGCTGTCACTGCTGGATGCCACCCAGGCTGTTCGCGATGCAGTGGAGTCCGGAACGGTCACCGTTACCCAGGCGCGTCAGCTGGCATCGCTTAAACCTGAAGAGCAGCGGGAGAAGGTCTCTGAAATCAAAGCGGCAACTGCTGGCACAACCGGCCACGAAAAAGCCCGTCGGCAGCGCCAGATTCTCGGTGAAGCAAAACCACGTCTGAAAACCCGTAAAGAAATCACAAAAGCCCTCGAAGGTGCCAGCGGTGAATACGCTGATGCACTGCGCTGGGTGCTTGGGGAGGCTGTATGACTATCACACTACAGGCAGTAAACGAGCTCATCGCCTCCCTGGAGTCGGCAGGCGAGCTGTCGATCAGAGAGCAGAAGTTCCTGAAGCTGGCGAAAGAGTTTCGCATTTGCAGCGCTTCACTGGATGCCGCCATAAAAACCGGGAATATGCTGGCAGACCAAAATGCTCAGCTGGCTGCGGAGAATGTGGCGCTGAAGAATGCTTTTGGCCCCGGCGATTCAGTGCTGAATTTTCTCACTATCGCATTACGCCACACAACGTATGACAGGATTGACCTTGATGACGTCACGCTGGCTTTCAAAATGTCACTGCCGGAAACCCCCGCAACCGCTCGTATCGTAGCCGAAGCCGAGGCGCGCGGAGTTGAGAAGGCCATCGCTTACCTGGAGAAGAAGTTCAGCAATATCGGCGTGCAGATCATGAATTTGCAGTGGCTGGCAGACTCGCTGCGCGAGGGGGCCGACAAATGAGCATCACTATCGAAAAAATGGATGTTCTGTCGTTCACCATTACCGGCGCTGAACGCTTAGACCCTGTGCGGGTGATGATTGAAAACTATGAGCCAGGAAAAGGGCGGATAACGATCACCTGCTACGGAGAAGCATGGACTGGCGCATGGTTTGCGATGGGCGGTGACACTGTTCAGGAGTTCATTAAGCGTGTCAGCAATGACTACCTGATCGGGTGTTTAGCTCCCCGGCTTGAAAGCTCGGTTGACGATGATAACGACGCCAACCTTGAATTCGTTAAATCGCAAATCATCAAGATTCGCCGCGAGCAGGAAATTGATAAGGGTGATGCCCGTGAAATGTGGATAGAGGCCGAAAATGCGGAGGATGTGAAGGCGAACTGCTGTGATTTCATCGTTGGGGACAAACTTTTGAAATTGTTTGGCGACGACCCCTGGTATGCCGGATGGCCGTCTGTGCCCAATCCGAAATATCAATATCTCGATCGCATCCTGAATGCGGTTCGTGTCGGCCTAGTAGAAATGGAGCGTGCCTCATGACAACTGATATCACCGAACTGGCGCAGCGTATGAAGGCGGTAGCAGAGAAAGCGACGCAGGGCGAATGGTGGGCCGACGAAGTTAAAAACGAAGGGTGCTACGGGTCTGGCGATGACTGTGTGGAGGGATTCACCTCATACGCAATATATGGCTCTGACGGGCAAACCCTCTTTGATTCGCTCAATAGTGACGCTGCCTGCATCAGTGAGGAATACGACGGAGAGGGGCATGTAGCATGGGATGAGACGGCGCAGCGTAATGCCGAATTCATCGCCCTGGCTAACCCTGCCAACATCATCGCGCTGGTAGAGGCGCTGGAGAAGGCGCAGACCATCAACGCAGCAGCCGAAAAGCTTGTTCGCTGCAAAGGTCGTTATCACAGCGAGCAGAACTATCGAGCACTGGCGGCGCTGTTTGGCGTAAAAACCCCAGACCTTCCGCCGCTGGAGCATGAAAACGTCCATTATGCCGATGCTGCAGAGATGGAGATTGCAGCACTGCGCCAGCGCATCGCCGAGCTGGAGTCCCGCACCGTGAAGCTGCCAGAGCCTTACGCCTATTTGCGTGAGAATGACGGACAAATCCAAATCTCGATAGGTGCTGAACGCCCTAGCGACCGCTCTGGAGGCTATTCCACTCCGTGGTTTGCCATCTATACCGCCGCTGGCTTAAAGGTGAAGGCTGAGTGATGAAAATGGGTGAACACATGGAGCCGGTTGTCGAGCTCCTGGAAGAACTGAACGGCAACAACACCGACGCCAAATTGAAACTACTCGCCCTTGTTATCTCGGAATACATGCTTAATGCGGATGTTACTGGCTTTAAGGTCACCGCAGGGAAGATGAAAGTTTCCGTAGATATAAGCGTGGAGGAATAGCCCAATGACCAAATCAACCATAACCAGAGAACGTCTGGCAAAAATTAAATCATGGCGTGAAACCTACGGCGCCGGAAGTAACGTAATGCTGCCAGCTGAAGAAGCGGAAGAGCTGGCCCGCATGGCGCTGGGCGCAATGGACAGCGAGCCGGTGGCGGTAGTTGAGCCGAGTGATTACGTTACGGCAGCGCAACTTGTTGGTGAGGGGCCAGCCAGGAAAGCGGTGCATGAGCTATACGAAGGGGCTTTACGGATTGGCGACAAGCTCTATCGCCACGCGCAGCCAGCAAAAGGTCTTGAGCTGGCAGGCTGGCAATTCAAATCAGTAAACGGTGACTGGTTGGGCCTTATTGGCGAGCACGGAAAGAATCAAGCCGTTCGCGAGGGTTGCGAAGTTCGCGAGGTTTTCGCTATGGCCGATGGCGTCAATGACCGCGACCAGGTACGCCGCGAACACGCTGAGTGGTCACAGTCCACGTTCGGCAGCGTTGGCCCAATTGGCCCACTAAAACACCTCAGCAAAGAAGCGCTGGAAGCCGCCGCCGAACCCGGCGACCTCAGCGAGTGGGCTGATATGCAGTTCCTGCTGTGGGACGCCCAGCGCCGGGCTGGCATCACTGATGAGCAGATTACACAGGCAATGATTGAAAAGCTGGCTGTGAACAAACAACGCGAATGGCCGGAGCCGAAAGACGGGGAGCCGCGGTTGCACATCAAAGAGCAGCCAGCGCCGGTAGTGCCTGATAGTTACGTGATGGTACCGATGAGGTTAACTGCTGAGAACGGTGCAAAGGGGGCGCTATCCGGTGAGTTTTCAGAAACCAAGTTCGTAAACTGCCCGGAATGTTTTGGTGATGATGAATGTGAAACCTGTGACGGCAGCGGGAGAATTGAAATCACGGTACCTGTCACCTGGACGACTATCAAAGAAATCTGGGCTAAAGGCGTGGAGCATTTTTCAGCCACAGCGCAGGAGAATAATTAACGTGAACCATTTAATGATCGACCTGGAAACTATGGGTAATAAACCCAATGCCCCTATCGTCTCCATCGGTGCGGTATTTTTTGAGCCGTCAACTGGTGAACTTGGCGATGAATTTTATCGCGTTGTCAGCCTGAAAAGTTCAATGGATGCCGGTGCTGTTCCTGACCCTGACACCATTATTTGGTGGATGCAGCAAAGCGAAGAGGCCAGATCTGCTATTTGCGCTAAGAATTCAGCGATGGCTATCTCAACTGCACTCATTCAATTAGTGGTATTTATTCGTGGTAATTCCGAGCCTGGCCGAGTTCAGGTATGGGGCAACGGTGCAACTTTTGACAACGTAATCATGCGAGCCAGTTATGATCGTGTAGATATTCCCTGCCCATGGCATTTTGCCAATGATCGCGATGTGAGAACTATCGTCGAATTTGGCCGCACCATTGGCATTAACCCCCGGCGTGATATTCCGTTTGAAGGTGATATGCACAATGCTTTGGCTGATGCCAAACACCAGGCTAAATACGTTTCCGCAATCTGGCAACAACTTTTACTTAAACATTGGTGAGGTAACTATGAATACTATGTTTTTGTTAATGGCTGAATATGGTTCTGCAACTGTCCAATTAAGTCAGGTTTGCGAAAAATATTTTGGTTTGAAACCTTCTACTGCAGAGAAACGAGCTGCTATGGGCGACCTTCCGATCCCCACTTTCCGTGTCGCTGAAAGCCAAAAAGCGCCACGCATGATCCACATCCAAGACCTGGCTAATCATATCGACGAGCAGTTGAAGAAAGGTCGAGACCTTCTTGAGCAGATGAAAACCGCCAACCACTGA